ACCGTATTGCAATATCAGCAGGTACAAGGAGTTGATAATGAGGTCCTTGACACAACCGTTTATGCGATTTGCGCATACAAAATCGCGGAAAAGAATGGTCGAAATAAGAATAGAACCATCATTGAAGGTGGCGGAGTAATTACTAAACCCGCCGCACCAGTTTCGGCTGCCCCTACGATAAAGAAAAAGAAGAGGAATCTATTCGGTTTATAATTGCCGAATGCCTCAAGTTATAACAGAAGAAATTTGCGACCAAAATATACAACTTTGGTCGGATGCCTTAGCCGCATTAGCCGAAGGGCGATCTTTTCAGGTCGGCGACAGAATCATTGCTTTTGATTCATCTGCCGAAGCACGGCAGAACTTAGATTACTGGGTCAGCCGGAAAAATAAGTTGGTACGTGCGTCGTCAGGTTTAAGAAGTTTCAGGGGCGTTTCCGGGACAGCTGTCTTTAAATAGTGAAAGTTAGAAATTTATTCCCTGCTCTAGGGTTTAAACAAAACCAGCGACAACTTAAGAATAGAGACATTGCGGCACGTTATGACGCGGCAGATCCATTAGGACGCCGAAGGTCTGGCGAATACAGGCTTAACAGGCATGAAGGTCCAACTCCAAGCTTAGTTGACCTTGAGACTATTCGAAACCGCGCACGAGAACTTGAACAAAATACCGGTATCGTATCAAGTATTCTCAACCACATCCAAGTTGGGTTAGTTGGTTCAGGTATCGTACCGGAGCCTTCCGTGACTACTGTCACTGGTGATCCACTACTGGAATTATCAGATAAGCTCCAAGAATTGTGGTATGAATGGCAGGAAACCGGCGAATCAACCGGCACTTACACTGAATTAGAATCGCAGTTGTTAGTTGCGCGTAGTTATTATCGCGACGGCGAGATATTTATTCAGCACAACCCGGGACTTGAGGCAGCCGGTTCAAGAATCCCCTATACATATACGCTCCTTACGGCTGATAGTTTACTATCAAGTATTGACCATACCGACGGAATTGTTAGAGATAAGTTAGGCAGAGTAGAAGAATACCGCTTTGGTTCATTACTAAATCAGCAAGATGTAGTAACAATACCGGCGCATTTGATAAGCCATTTCATGTATCGTACGGAAATTGGCCAAACACGTGGAGTCAGCGCGCTTGCGCCCGTCATAAACGATATTGAAGCCTTAAGAAAGATTGATGAGTATGAGTTGGTGGCGCAACAGGTTGCCGCGTCGCTTGCCTTGGCTATAAACAAAGGATCGCCTGAAGAATACAGTGTAGCGAATCAAAAATTCGGCCCGGACGGTGAACCCGTGCCAAGAGACATTGAATTCGGGCCGGGAAGTATTATTGATAGTTTAGAACCCGGCGAAAGACCTGAGATTTTAGAGAGTCGAAGACCTTCTTCAGAAAGAATGGCGTTCAGGGATGCGATTGCTAAGCAAGTTGCAGGCGGCGTCGGTCCAATCAGTGCTTCTAATATGATGAGGAACTACGAAGGCAACTACTCCTCACGTAGACAGGAGCTTGTCGAGATGCACGGTATACAAGTTCAGCATTTTCGTAAGTTAACGAGTGCTGTCGAGCAGCCTAAGTGGTCATATTTATTAAAAGCGGTCCAAGAAGCCGGTCTAGTATCGATACCTAGCAACGTAAGTCAGCGTTCTTTACTCTATCCAAATTACACCCCTAACGCAGTGCCTTGGATTGATCCGGCTAAAGAAATCAAGTATTACGTTGAGCTTATCAACAATGGTCTTGATTCACGCGAATTCGTGGCCAATTCTAGGGGCAGAGATTGGCGCGAAATTCAAAGACAGCGACAATCTGAGCAAGAACTTTATAATAATGGCCTGTTGCCGATACCAAATCAACAGAACAATCAACAATCTAATTCACCAACACCAAACGAAGGGAATCCTAGTGAATAAGGTGATTAGAATTGCAAACGGAACTGATAGCCGGTAAAGAAGGTCAGATAAGCCTATACCGCCAGCACGGTGTCAAAGGCGAAACTTCTACCCGCTTAAACCTCTACGGCGAGGTTGGCTGGGAAATTCTGTTTACGGACGTAGTCAATCAATTAGATGTACTACCCGCCACAGAACCCCTAAACGTATACATAAATTCCGGTGGCGGAGAAGTTGTTGAAGGCTTTTCTATCCATGATAAGATCAAAGCCCACGCCGGTCCTACCACCGCCATTGTAGAAGGCATTGCCGCCTCCATGGCGAGTGCCATTATGTGCTCGTGCGACACTGTCAGCGCATATGAAAACGCCACAGTAATGATTCACAATCCACGTTCTGGAAAGAGTGGTACTGCTGAAGATTTGCGCAAACACGCCGAAACAATTGAACATTATGAAAGTCTTTTGGTTGGAATCTACACCAAAAAGACCGGAATGAGTGAAAAAGATGTTAAGTCTGCGATGTCAAACGAGACTTACTACAACGCGAAACAGGCCATAGATGCAGGTTTCGTAGACAATATTATTGACGAACCTCAAAAAGGAACGGAGAATATGACGAAGAAAGTACTTAGTCCTGAGGAGAAAACCGCGCGGGTTGACGAAATCCGTTCTATCTTCGCCTCGTATGATGGACTTCAAGATCTAATGAACACCTGTATTGAGGATGAGGACTTGTCCCTATCTGATGTTAAGGCAAAGATATTAGATACACTAGAAACACAGGTGGACGAGCCAGACACAACTGAAGCTGAAGAAATTGAAGCTAAAGAAGATGAAGGCGAGCCAGAATCTATAAGTGTTGAGGAAAATAAAGAACGAATTGCAGAAATTCGCGAAGTATTTGCCAAATACACTGGCCATGACGACCTAATGGTTGAGTGTATGGCTGATCCTGAGATCACTGTATCACAGGCTAAGGCTCAATTGCTTGACGTGATTAGTGAAACCAGTCAGAAAAATGCCGAAGCGGCAGTTAAAAATAACAAACAGGTACCCAAAATGGGACGATATAAGCGACACCCCGGCTGGGTTGAAGGCTTTGTTGGTGGTGCCACCGAGGCCGTTTTGGCTAAGAGTGGTGTTCAACCGGCGGAAGATTCGCCCTATAAAGAGGTCAGCCAACAGTTTCGTGGTATGAGACTTCTTGATATGGCCAAGTATTCGTTAGAAAAGAAAGGAATTACTTCCTATGGCAACGAATATGCAATTGTCGGCGCCGCTTTTCAACACGGTACTGGTGATTTTGTCAAAATCCTAGAAGATTCTGCTTATAAATCAATGCTTAAAGGTTATACCGAGCAAGAAAGTTATCATAACCTGATTGCAAGGAAAGAAAGCGTCCGAGATTTTAAAGAGCTGCAACTCTTAGGACTTGGCGCATTTCCACAACCGGTTGAAATTGATGAACAGGGTGAGTACGAAGATGGCACGCTTGGAGAATTCAATGCGAACGTCCGAGTCAAGACTTACGGCCGATCTTTTGGAATCTCACGACAGGCTATTATCAACGACGATCTAAATGCGTTGACAAGAATCCCCGAGAAAATGGGAATGGCTGTTAAGCGCATGTATGGTGATATGGCGGCCAGTCTTTTAACCACTGGCGACGGTGCGATTCTTACTAGGGATAACACGGCTATTTTCGCCGCAGCTAGAAACAACACCGCAACTGACGTACCGACCACTGAATCAATTCAGGCGGCCCGTGCTACTATGCGAAAGCATAAAGGCGAAGGTGATGTTACCGCGGGCGTGAGAGCACGATATATTTATTGTCCTGTCGCACTTGAAGGCGTGGTCAATACCGTACTGGAATCTCAATTTCATGTCGGTGAGACCTTGAAGACAAGTCAGGCCACTGTACCTAATGTTGTAAGGAATACTCTTGTCCCTATCGTGGATGATAGACTTGATGACGCAAGCGAGACTAGATGGTATGTACTTGCTGATCCTAACGTATACGATACACTGGTAATCGCGTTTCTGAACGGTGAAGAAGAGCCATTTATGACTTCTTACGAACTGCCGGACCGTGATGGACTATATTACAGAGTGAGAGCCGACGTTGGTGTGGCAGCACTTGATTACAAAGGCCTTTATAGAGGAGGCGTATAAAGATGACGACTGTTTATAAGAGAAAAGGCGAAAGCTTTAATCACGTAGTTGCCGCCGGAGGCGATGCCGTCGCTTCTAATGATGTAGTTATTGATGGCGCATTTGCCGGCGTAGCAGTTACAAATATTGCGCCCGGTGAGTCCGGCACAGTAGCCATTGACGGAGTTTTCCAACTCCCGGCGCGAACAGGTGTGGCATTTGTCCGAGGTGAACCATTGGCATGGGACGAATCTACAGGACGTGTTATTAAGAGCTCAGCCGCAGTTGCAGGGGATATTGACGGGTTTGGAAAAGCTATGGACGCGAAAGCATCCGCAGCCACCACCGTTGACGTACTGCTAACTCCGGCTACTCAGACGTTGCACGCGTAAAACATGCTACCGAATTATCGGCGTTTCACCAGATCAATCTTAAAAAGGTTAGGTGAATCAACACAGATCGGCGATAGTATGTTCAACGCGTACTATCGTCAGATTGACGACTACACCGATAATACGGAAATGTACAGAAGTACCGACGTGATTCTAAAAATGAGCGAAGCTGATTTTGATGCCGAAACAATGGTTGTACGTGCAGATGTACACAATTTGGATAACGGCACACGTTGGATAATCAAGACGGCTCCATTGATCCGTACTGGTGAAGTGGAGTTTGGTCTTGCACAGAAGGTGGTTGTCTAATGCCAGTTAATATAAGCGTTATAGGCCAAAAGGAATTGCGCGGATTCGCTCGCGACATGAGAAGGTGGGGCGATATTGAAGGCATTGCAATGGGTCGCGCGGCAAAAGACTCACTGGCTAAAGTCAGGACCCAAATGGTTCGAGATATCTCAAAGGATCTTAAGCTATTAGTCACACCGGTTAGGCGAAGATTCGGCAAAAGAATCTTTTTAGATAAAGTACGTAGTGCCAAGAATCAATTTAGGGCTTCTTTGGGGCTTGCTACTCGGTATCCACTATCTGCATCATACGGCAAGAGGATAAGAGAAAGCCGGCGAGATGGCGTCAAATTGACGGGTTATCATTTTCCAAAAGCCTTTATTATCAAGAGTGTATTTCCAGCTAAGAAATCCGGCGCCGTTGTTGAGCGGGTAAATGGTAGATTTGTTGATGTCGGTATTGATTTTGTCAAGGAAGCCGATGATAGCTGGGAGCGAAGACAGAATATCGCGGCCGATGTGATTGACGCCCGATATGACTACTGGCGTACTAGGCTTTATGATAGATTTGACAAGCGTCGCGGTTCATCTTCCAAGAATTCGTTTATAAAAAGTCTACTGCAGAGGGTTTTTTAAACATGGCCCATGTTAGACAGCAAATAGTTGAAAAATTTGAAGAGATTTTAACGCCTGTTTTCGGCGAGGACAGGGTGATTAAGAGTTTGTATCCGCACGACGCACACCCGGATGGCATGGTACAAGTTTTGATCGTTAATGAAGATGTTGACCGTGGTGATCTTGATGTACAGACCCCGGTTTACAATTCAAGATCATTGTTTGTCGGTGTAGCCATTATTGTTGCAAATGCAGAACAAACTAATAGATTTCTGGCCCAAGACCTGAGTGTAATGGTCGAAGAAGCCGTCGCCGCAGAGGATCCAAGATTTGACGGATTAGTTGAATGGACGTCACTTGAGGGATACTCACAAGAACTTACGCATGATGATCGTGAAACATTGGTCGGTACTCTTATCTATAGAGTAGACTATGTGACAGAATCAACAGATGTAACTAGAAACAATTTTTACGGAGACTAATTAAATGGCACTTAAGTTTGCTATCAAAGGTGTTGGCGCAAAGGTCGAAACGACAAAAGGCGCTGATCCTACAATAACGGGGGCTGACGCCCTTCAGACAATTGGATTTGACATTACGCCAATTGAAGCTAATGTTGTTGATCTGGAACAAGATAGATCAACACTAGGTGCCGTTGAACAAGTTTCAATCGGTAATGGCGTTTCATGCACCTTCGGTGTCTATATGGCAGGTCGGGGCAGCGCAAATTCCGGTAATCCTTACACCAGACCTGCGTATGATGCAGTTATCCAAGGTGCTGGATTTGGTGGAAGAGCACACAATCCGCAAGACTGGGCGACCGGAACCAGCTATGCCGTAGGCGACATAGTTACTGTAAGTAGTACTTTTTATCGAGCTATCGCCGCCAGCACCGGCGCCACGACAAACAACCCTTCCACAGGATCAAGTAAAGATGATTTCTGGGCAGAGGTTGAGGACTGGGCGGTGGCGACCACGGTGGCTACTGGCGATATATATGCCAGCGGTGGCAATCTATACCGTGCGCATACCACACATACCAGTTCGGCCGACAATAGCCCAACTTCAGTGAATTTCGCGAATTTCTGGCACGTCTATGGTGCGTCATATATCTACCGGCCTAATTCCAACGATCCTAAGACAGTTTGGATTGATTCTAATTTAGACGGTAATACGCACATTCTGAAGTCAGCACGTGGCAATATGAGTTGTGCGTTGACCGCGGGCGCGTTGCCGCAATATCAGTTTACCTATCAAGGATTTTATGTTGACCCAGCGCGTACTACTCAAAGGCAGTATCAGTATGGTACCTATAACAAGCCACAGGGTGTAACAAGCCGTGATACACGATATGCGGTGATACATGGACAGCGTGTCGTAATGAATTCGCTTAACTTCGACCTTGGTAATGAGATCGTTACGATTGACGAACCGGGCAGCGAAGCCATTGAGTTGAACAACAGGTCTATTTCAGGTAATATCATAATTGAGATGCCGCCTATTGACACGTTCAACTGGTTCAATCGAATTAGAAACCTAACCGGCGGCGGATTGTTCCTAGAACATGGCCGAGCAGGTAATCGAACCACGATATTTGCGCCTAATGTTACGTTATCTTCACCTAGTATTGAAGACAACGCTGGACGTTATATGCTTAACATACCGTTGAGATTCGTGCCTAGAGATGGCGACGACGATATTGAAATTCGAACACTTTAACCTACGTTAAGGAATAACACCATGTCTTTTAAGATAAAACGAAGTAATGAATTTTGGCGAGTAGTCAGTTTTCCTTGGGTGGATGAGGAGGGAGAAACAGAAACTAGAAGTATTAGGTTTCGATTTAAACGACTCAAACACAATGAGTATGCCAAAGAGATATCGGACCTGAATAACAAGGTCGATGGTATGTCGAGAAATGAAAGACTGCTACATGATAATCCTATTACATGGTTAACGAAATTAGTAGTTGACGTAGAAGACGGGGTAGAGATTGAGGGAGTTTCCGGGAAGCCTGAACTTATCAAGGAGCTTCTGTCATATACAACAATTATGAAGGCGGTCGCCGTTGAGTATCAGAATTCCTTAATAGATGGCGGAGCTAATGCCGAAGCAGTAAAAAAGTAGCTCGCGCCATAGCTGGCTACCCCATGTTATCCGAAGATGAGATGCTTGCGGATTTGGAAATGGGGAAGTTAAATCAGGAAGAGGAGCCGGTATTTGAAGTAGACGACGATACCTACTATGCACTTGTTTTATTCCAAGCGATGGCGTCTCAGTGGAATACCGAAAACGGAATTCGTAAGGGACTTAAGTATGAGGTTATCCCCGCGGTGAAGGAATCAATGGGTATCGACATGAATCCAAAATCTTTCTATATGCTGAGAATCGCGGAGAATGTTGTTATGTGCGCGGATCAAGAAAAGAGAGTGATAGAAAAGGAGCGAAAAGTTGCCTCGTACGATAGAGCGTAAGTTTACTATTCGCGCTGATTCCAGCGACGCAAATCAGAAACTAGATACAACTGCGCGTAAGATAGAGAACCTTTCAGGTACTCAGGGTAAACAGGCGGTTTCAAGCAGAAGATCATCCGCCGCCAACGCGGGTGCGCAGAAATCATTCACAGGACTTGGTACCGCAGCGACAGGTGCCGGTGTTGCGCTGGGGAATATGATAAATCCCGCAACGCTAGTTGCATCGGCGATAGCCGCGTCAGGAGCTGCAGCGATTGCCTCTGTAAGGCAGTTTGCAGAGTTCGAGAAATCACTTGCTGAGGTGTCTACTCTAATAGCTGGAACACCGGAGCAGTTAGCGGGAATAACATCCGCCATTCAGTCTTTAGGTATTAGATTCGGTACGGATCAGGTCACTGCGGCACGTGCATACTATCAAGCGATATCAGCAGGTGCTACGGCAGGCGCTGAAGCCAATGCACTTCTTGAATCAGCTGTAAAGGCGTCCATTGGCGGAGTGACTGATATCGAAACCGCCACCGATGGATTGACAACCGTACTAAACGCCTATGGTTTAAGTGCGGAGCACGCGGCACTAGTATCCGATCAGATGTTTCAGGCGGTTCG